CTGTCTACCGGGAGCAGGGCGGGGCGGGATCTCTCCCGCCGTACCCACGTAAGACGACGGATCTACAGAAGGTGACGTGCCCCGCGTGCTGGCGTCAGGTCTTCGCGATGGCAGCGGCACGGGCACGGGCACAGGAGGAGGACGAATGAGCGAGACGGCGGCGGACTTCTGGACGGATGCAGACATCATCTCGGCCTACACCCGCGAGGATGCCTTGGCGGATGGGGTCCTGGTGGACGTGAGCGAGTGGGCGAGCCATGACAAGGGCTTCCACGGGGGCTTCCGGGTCCCGGTGGTCATGACGCGGCCGCTCTTCGACGTGGTGGACTGCGAGAGCTGGCCCGAGGATCGCCGGCCCCGGATGCAGGACACGCGGGGGCGGGCCCACGATGTGCTCTGGATGGCGTCCCTCGCGCTCCGGGGAGCTCTGGCCCGCGACCCCCAGCAGACACACGCGGCCTTCGACGTGCTGTTGACGCACGGGCGCTCGAAGAAGGCGCGCCTCTGGGCGGTCATCGACGGGGACGGGGTCACCATCGGCTACCCGGAGGACTTCTAGGATGCCTGTGGTGTTCCGGGTCTGGGTCAACACGAGCCGGCCCGCGTTCGGGTCCGGGCGGGCCGCGGAGCTCGCCCGGATCTTCCGGGAGCTGGCTGACGACATCGAGGAGGGCCACGACGCGGGGGCCCTCCAGGCTGCGGATGGCGAGGCGTGCGGGGCCTGGTGGCAGGAGAACGCCCCCGCCCCGCCCAAGGAGGAGGACTGATGAGAGATCACGTGGCGAGCTGTCGCGAGTGCGCGTACTGGAAGCGGGACGACTCCAGCGAGGGCCAGCGGTACGGGGAGTGTCGCCGCTACGCCCCTCGCCCGATCCAGCACGAGGGCCTCGGGGCCTGGTGGCCGCGGACCGCCGACGACGACGGCTGCGGGGAGGGCGAGTAGATGCCCAACCTGGAATTCGCTAGCCTCGACACAGACCAGGGCCTCAAGATTACCATCTTCACTGGCGAGCAGGATGGTGCCCGAGTCATCCAAATCGACACCACTTTCGAGCCCAACGATGAGCCGTTCCGGATCTGGCTCAACGATCACCCCCTCCACGCCTCGGAGGCCCCGAAATGACCTGCGCTCATTCGAAGAGCCGGCACTACGCCCTCCGCATGATGTGGGCCGCCCGGCGGCGACTGCTGGAGGTGCTCAAGCTGGAGGTCTGGAAGGCCCACACGGAGCCCCCGACCCCAAGCCCGCTGCTGGCCGGCTTCCGGGACGAGGAGGCCCGCGACGCATCGAGCGAGGCCTACTACCACGCCCGGGAGATGGCTCACTGGGCGCACAAGGGGACGCGATGAGGACCGAGGTTGCGGTCACGCTCTCGCGGGCGCTGGTGGTCCTGGAGCGAGCTCGCCGGGAGCTGGGGGCCGATGCCCTCGGCCCCGGGGGCTTCTCGGCTGTGGACCTCCTGCTGGATCAGGAGGTCTGCGAGACGACCGAGCAGGCCCGCACGGTGCTGGTGTTCTTGGACAAGAGGGGGTGGTGATGTTCCGACTGATGATCGACACGGAGAACGCAGCCTTCGAGGGGCAGACGGGCGCGGAGGTGGCGCGGTTGCTCCGGGAGGCCGCGACGGACGTCGAGGCCGGCTACTCCGGGGCCCCGCTCCGGGACCTGAACGGTAACACCTGCGGTAGGTGGTCCCTGGACGGCAAGGAGAAGGAATGAGCGGCTGGGAGCTCCTCCTGGGTACGCTCGTCTGCTGGCTCGCTCTGGCGGTCGTCGTGGGCCTGGCGATGGGTGCGCTGTGCCGGACGAAGACGGGCCCTCGACGGCGGCTGTAGGTCACGCGGGGCAGGGCTGGAGGGGCCTGGCGGCCCGCGCAGAGGATTCCAGCCGGGGTGCAGCGGGTGGGCGAGAGCGAGCATCCAACAGTCGAAACCCCCTCCGGGGGGTCCGCCGGGGGAGCCCTACCGGTGCTGATGAGACAGGGCAACGAAAGGAACTCGATCCATGAAGAAAGCCGCTATCGTCGTCGCCGCCGTCATGTCGCTGGCTGCCTGTGGTGGGGGGAGCTCGTCTCCCACCTCATCCGGACCGGTCTATCCGAACGTCGCCGGGAACTACTCCGGGACCACGACCATGTCTTTCCCTGAGCTCGTGATGCAGATCACCTGCCCGACGACCACCACCATCACCGGCTCTGGGGCGAACATCGCCGCGGCCCCGCTCATCCTCGGTGGCCAGTGCGGGAATATGTCCATCCCTCTCGGGGCCGCCACCATCGACACGAACGGCCAGTTGGAGTCCGTGTCGGGCACCTTCACAGACCCCTCCTGCGGCACCTACCAGTACACCGCTTCGGGGGGCTTCTTCGGACGCGAGCTCCGAATGTCCATCAACGCCACGTCCCGAACGTGCTGGAACATCAACATGACCTTCCTGCTTTCCCGCTGAGTCGAAACCCCCCGAGGGGGGGTCCGCGGTGGGGTGGCCGCCCTGCGCTGATGAGACAGGCCAGAGAGAAGGGGGGACGAATGATCCCGTGTGAGAAGTGTCGGTTCTGGTCGGCAGACTCTGCCGTCCGGGGGATGGGGGAGTGCCGCTACTCGCCGCCGTTCCCGGACCTCGAGAACGAGGGCCAAGCGGTCTGGCCCCGGACGGAGGCGGACGACTGGTGCGCGGACGCCGAGGAGGTTGCATGACGGACACGGTCAAGGTCTGGCAGTCTGACATCGGGCTCCGGGTCGAGAGGTACACGGAGGGCCGCAACGTCCGGGGCCTGGTCTGGAGGCTGGATCCGATGGTCTGGAAGGAGACCGACCCTGCGACGGGGCTGCCCGCGCAGACGTTCCGCGCCTTCCGCGGGGAGTTCAAGGTCACGCCCGAGGGCCACCAACCACTCGTATGCCGCCTGGCCCCGGGGGAGAGCGGCTGGCTGTGCATCGGGTTCCGGGACGAGCGGTTCACGTCGCTCAAGGGTGCGCTCCTCTGGCTGACGGACGGGTTCGACGAGTGAGCGACGCTCCCTCGCGCCTTCCCGTTAGGACGGCCCCGGGTGCGGTGTACCCGCAGCCGCTGGGGTCGTTTGGTGGGGCGAAGACCTATCACGTCCTGTCCCGCGAGGGGCACGGATGGCAGGCGTTGTGCGGCGTTGTGGTCGAGATCGGCCGCGTCGAGACCGGCGTGCTCGAGGAGGAGCATCCGGTCTGCTCGAAGTGCCGGCGGATCTGGAAGGAGAGCGGGCGATGAGGTTTCAGTGCGTCGAGGGGATGGACCCGATCCTGGGCCCGTTCGTTCAGGTGCAGGACACGAAGACGGGCCAGCGGAGAACGATCTTCACTGGCGTCAAGGCATGGGACCGGGCCCAGCAGAGGGCCCGCGAGCTCGAGGAGAAAGCGAATGAGTACACCGACTGAAGACTGGAAGCTGGCCGCCCTGCGGCTTGGCGAGTACCAGTGCCCCGCCCCGCCTGTGACGGCGGCGAACTGGAGCGAGGCCGACTGGGTGCGGTGGATCGACCGGGCCGGCACCTGGAACCGGGAACCCTACGAGAAACCCACGGTGACGGTTCGATGACGCCGCCGGAGAAGAAGGTCGTTCCGTGAGGGCCCTCGCGCTGATCCTCCTGGCCGCGGCCGGGCCCATCGAGGTCTTCGAGAGGTACGTTGACCGGGCGGCTCAGAAGGCCGAGCTCGCCCGGTCGCCCGTCGTTCGGGTCTCCGCTCACCGGGACCGCCGGGCGTGGGTGCGGCCGCCCTTCCCGATCATCTGGATCGACGTTGACTACCTGAACACGGGAGAGCGGGCCGACCTTTGCCGGACCGCGTATCATGAGGTCTGCCACCTCTGGCTACACGAGCGGAACTGGCGCGACGCTGCTGACCACCGCGACGTGAAGGCGTGCATGAAGACGCTTGGGGCCTGGCGCTGCCTGTACCTCGAGCGGATCCACCCATGGGATGAGTGGTGATCTACTTCATTCGGTTGGCAGACCGGGAGCTCACGGTGGGGGCCGTTCACGCCGTGAGCCTCTCCTGGCTTGAGAAGCAGGCCACCCTCTCCGGGGGCGGGATGCTCGACATGATCCCGCTTCCGGGGGTGACGGTCTACTTCGACGCCGGCCACGCTGTCCGCCCCCCCGAGGGGCGGATCTACCACCGGGGCTTCGAGTACTCGCTGGCCGGCCCCGTGGTCTTCGTCTGCTGGGAGGTCGAGAGCAGCACGGAGGCTGTGGTCGCCGTGACCCAGGTCCTCGAGATCCTGCCCCCCCAGGCCCAGCCGGGCCCGTACATCCATCCCCTCCACCCGACGAGGCAGTAGGTTGCCGGTTGCCGCGACGTGTTACGGGTGCCGTGCGGCTCACTCAGGGGACCGGCAGCTCCCCGTCAGCTCCACTTCGCGACGACCCGCCAGACGATAGCCTTCCGCCCGGAGGGTAGCGTCTCCCTCCCCCCGGTGTCCTCCACCAGGCCGGCGGACACGAGCTCACGCCTGCGCGTGCGTACTCCGCTCGGACTCTCGAGGGGTAGCAGCTCCACCAGGTCCACGTCGGTCATCGGGCCCCGGACCCGGAGCGTCTCGAAGACCGTCTCGCGCTGGTTAGAGAGCTTCTCCTGGGTCATGGAGGACGCGGCCGCGTGCGAGGTTTCGGGGTCGGTGCTCCTGGCGTGGGCCCGGTCCGGCCTCGAGTAGAGGTTCTCAAGGTCCCGGACCCGATGCGGGAATAGGTCCTGCTGCGGATCGTCTCGACGCTTCATGGCTTCATGAGCTCCCGTTTCAGGTCGCGGATCGCCTCGCCGCTGGCGACCATCTTCGGCGTGTAGCGCAGGATCCTCCACCCCAGGAGCGCGGCGAGGTTCTGGCGGGCCAGGTCCTCCGGGCGGTTGTGGTCTCCGACGATCACCGGTCGGCCGTCCCGCCGGCTGCGGCGGATCATGTGCTTCCCGCCGTCCACTTCGACCGCCAGCTTCCGGCCCGGCCAGGCGAAGTCGAAGCGGAACTTGCGCCCCTCCTCGAGCGCGAAGGGAAACTCCTCCTCCGGCTCCGGGAGCCCCTCCCACTGGATGTGTCGGGCCAGGGCCAGCTCGCCCTGGCTCCGGCGGCGGCCCCGGGTGACGCGGGGCTTGCTGTAGGGCTCACGCCGGCGAGCCATCGTCCTCCCCGGGCATGGGGAGCTTCTCGGCGGCCTCCCGCCGGAGCCGGTCCTGCTCCTCGCGCACGCTCGCGATGAGCTTCTGCTGCTCGTCGTAGAGCATCTCCGCGGCGGCCCCCTGGTGCTCGATCATGATGTCGTTCCCGTAGTTGCAGACCGAGAAGTGGTGCGTCACCCCCTGCTGCTGCCCGTCCTCGCCCTCCTGGACCTCCGTGACCGCCAACGTCAGGGCCAGCGAGCCCGTGAGCATCGAGAGGGCCTGCGCCAGGGCCCGGAACGAGTCATCCCGGATCCTTCTCCCTCTTTCGGCGAGCTCCTTTAGCTGCTCGTCGCTGAGCTGATCGCTGTTTTCCATGCCCGCCTCCTACCTTGAACCCGTGCCTGCACCACCAGCAGAGCCCGTCGAGGGACTCCACCTTCGCCGGGAAGTAGTCCCGGCACCGTCGACACCGCCATGTCTTCGTCACGTCGGGGACCGCACGGCCAAGCGTAGCAGCCGGACGTTCCGGTTTGACAGCAGCTTCTTGACCCGCTCGCCGTACACCTCCCGGATCTGCTTCCGGTGCTCCGGGGACGGGACCGTGACCACGAGGACCCGGTCTCCGGAGATGTCGTTCATCTCCCACCCGTGGCCGAAGGTGGGCCGGAACCACGTCGAGAAGTTCTGGCCCGGGATGGTCCCGCTGAGGATGGTCTTGACGCCGTCCCAGGCCTCCTCTGCCTCGAGATTGGATTCCGGGACCTCGTCCTCGGCCGGGGCCTCCTCCGGCGGCGGACGAGCCGCACGGGCCGCCTCCTGGAGCTTCTCGACGCGGTCCCGGTTCCGGAATATCTCGTTGAACCCCCAGTACCGCTTCCCGCGCTCGTTGTCACCCGAGAACCACGGATCCGCGATGGCCCCGTCCACGGCCAGCTTCAGGGCGGCGACCTTCTCCTCGGCCGTTCCGGGCTGCTCCACGTACCTGCGAAGGAGTTTCGCTTTCCGATCCGGGCTCAGTATGGTGCCTTTGGTCCTGTTGGTGCGTTTCTTCCAGTAGGCAAACACCTGTTCGATTCCGTCAGGAATCGGACTCTGGTTGTTTTCCGTTCTCGGTTCCGGTTCCGGATACGGAGACGGAGACGGAGACGGAGACATGCCGTTTGCTTGAGGCTTTGCTTCGGCTTTTGCTTGACGGTTTGCTTCCCGCTTTGCTGCTCCAGCCTTCCCCGCCTTGCTTCGGGCCTCGTGAATCTGGCCGCTCTTCCGGATGACCTCGTCCGCTGTCTCGTTCCGGAGGCCCCCGGGCACCTCGTAGAAACGGGCCAGGACCTTGTCCTTGACGCGGGGCCAGGCGTCCGGGTCCCCGCTGATCTTCTTCAGCGCGAAGTCGTCAGGCGGGATGACCCCTCCCCGGAGCCAGCACTCGTCCAGGAGGTTCCGGTACACCCCCTGCTCCTCTGCCGTCATGTCGGTGTAGGCGGTGCTCTTCCGCCACCGGTCGATCCACCACCACGCGGCTCTCACGCGGCCCCCCTCGAGGAAGACGGCAGGACGCAGAGCGAGGACTCCGGGTAGCCAGCCCGATGGTTGAAAGGACGCGCCCTGCCGCCTTCCTGAAGGGGGGCCACGGGTCTACTCCCCCTCTCCCCCGTCGAACATCTGGCCCTGGCCCCCGTCGTCGGTGGCCATCTTCCGGCGGGCCTTGTCCCGGAGCGCCCGGGCAAACGGGGACGACGACGAGGCCCTGGGGGTGGCGGCGGGCGGCGGGGGCCCCTCCCCCTGAGGCACGCCGCACTCCGGGCAGCCGGCCCGGCTGGCGTGGTACATGGTGCCGCACCCCTGACAGGCGACCGCGGCCGGCTCCTTGGGCTCCGGAGCAGCGTCGGGCGGCCCCAGGGCCTCGTCGATCTGGCTCGAGATGACCTGCTCGATGGGATCGGCCGTCTCCCCCGCCTGCTTGACCACCTCCTCCGTGTACCCGTACTGCACCCCCTCGGGGTTGTGCCCGTGGGCGCGGCGCTCCTCCCGGGGCGGGGCGGCCGGCTGCGGCGCGGGCTCCTCCGGCACGTAGTCCTTGCCCCGGATCAGGTCCACGAGCGTCTCCCGGGGCTTCCCCGGGGGCAGGGCCTTCGGTTCCTGGCCGGCCTCGACCCGCCGGATCTGGGTCTTGAGGTCCCGCACCGTCTCGCCCCGCTGGGCCTGCCGAGCCTCGATCTCCTCGGCCACCCCCTCGATGGGGATGCCCCCCAGCTCCGCGGCGAACGCGATGCTCAGGGCACGCTCGCGGGCCTTGGAGAGGAGCATGTCCTTCAGGTACGCCTGCCAGGGCCCGTCGTACTCCTTCCCCTCCCGGGTCCTGGGCCGGCGCGTCAGCCCGGTGGCCTTGGCGTCCTGGAAGGTGAACTCCTTGATCGTGGGCTTCATGCCCCGCTTCGCGGCCACTGCCACGCCGCGCATCCCCTCGCCCTCGCCCTCGATGCGCTCCTGG